TTTAAGAAGTCACCAACAGAGTTCATTACACCCTGTTCGATCATAGCTAATAGTTCATTATCACCTACTGGCTCTTTATACCTATCAGTAAGTCTAATAGGGGTAGTTGTATTATCTGCCATTGTTAACCTTTCTGGGTTATTCAATCATTCAATCAAGGTCAACAATGACCTAATATATTTTAGCTACAAACTGCTGTAGCAATACAGTATTCAATAACCATGAAGTCAGTAGCTGTTGCTAATTGACCAGTAACTCTTAATGCTAAATCATTTTTAGTTTCTTCTGTGGCATATACTGCGGCTGAAGCAGAAGCGCCATGACCAAGAGCGGTAAGAGGAGTACATACTTGACTATTAGTTTTACCACGATTAGCTAAATCTTTATCAATGTTAGTAGTTAAACTAGTTGTGATGGCTGCATTATGAATGGTTGTGGAACCAAATATAATTTTAGGTGTTTTATTATTAGCATTAGTAGGTGTAGAAATTAATAACTTAATTAACAATTGACCTGATGGTCCCATTAAATTACCAGGAACAATAGCTCTAATCAAAGAAAGATCAGAAGCAGTAGTTTGTGTGTATGAACTGTTAGAACCTACTGCATTAACATGTGACACTGTTGTAGGGTCATAAGGAGTAAATGGAGTAGATGTCGGGTCAATATAGATTGTGTATACTTGCCCTACAGTAGTACTAGAAAACTCTGCATAATATAATCCTGCAGAACCACCTACTACTGCTCCAGCAGGTAACCAAACCCATGCATCACCATAAGTTGTTGGTAATGCTGTTGTTAAAGTAATTGTTCCATTAGTTGCTACTGTTCCATTAGAAGGAATAATAACGGGAATACTTGCTCCAATAATACCTGCTTCTTCTGTGGGTACACTAGTAAATACTGTACCTAAATTTAATTGTCCCATGTGTTTATTCCTTTAATAAAGTGCTACTACTTTGTTCCTTCCCCATGAGTAGCCAACAAGGTTGGACACAAGGGAACTTTGTTTATTACTTATTCTGTCCTCTGATAGCCAAGTATTGACCATCAGCTTCTTTTAGTTTACCATCCTGTTTAGGATATACTAGTTTATTAGGTTGTTGAGGCTTAATTAAAGCCTTTAATTGTTCTTTTTCTTTACCACGTAGGTTTAAATCAATAGCCATATTCTTTTACCACTTTACTTTGTTAGCCCAATATGCCGCTGATAACGGTCCTTTAGCAATATTACTTGCATGTCTGGCTTTAAAGGATTCTCTACGTTTTTTGTATGACTCAGACTCTCCTTCTTTTTTAGGAGACCCCTGAGTACCTTGTTCACCAAACCGAATAGTTTTAACAGTGTCTCCACTCTTAGCTACTACTACATGACTCTTTGTAGGATGACTAGGTGTCTTCTTAGGTTTATTAAAACCAGATACACCTGCTCTCTCTAATCTAGGATCTTTTGCCATATTACACCTATATCCATGTTGTTTCTAATTGTTGAAAGTTCCCCATCTTTTGTGTAAAAGGAACATTAGTCGTTGTTAGTCTATCTCCGTGTGTCCTGATCACTTCCAGAGCAATAGCAAGAGCGATAACGGTATCATCATTGTGACCAACAATAGCATTTGTCCTACCATTGTCATCAGCCACATAATTCATTAACTCCCCAATAATAGTTCTTGAAGGTATCCATATTTCCTCTTGTTCAATAGCACTCTTAAGAAACCCAATGATAGCTGGCTTAGATGATGTTGTTGTTCTCCAACCCATCCGCATACCTTCATCCTTAGATACATTAGCCATCTTAGTTTGATAATACATATTAACATAGCCCATCTGAACTAGTCTATTTAAAGTAGCAATACCCATACTATTAGACTCTACCGCCATTAAAGCGTTATTATAGTATCTTCCTAGATAAAACAATAGATCCCCAAACTTACTGGGATCAATCATATTATTTCTGTATGTAGCACATATTTCTTTTTCTGCATTCATAACTACCGCAGCAGAATGATCTTTACCTACCCCTAAGGATACGTCCGCAGCTATAACAAAAGATTGATCAAAGGATGGATATTTAAATATCTCGATGGAACCCTGCCTAGCATCCTCCATCATCATACTCTCAAAGTTAAATTCTCTCTGAGCTAATATTGGTTGTGGTATTAGTTTATTTAATTTCTCAATACTAAATACATTAGACCCTGAAACAATAAAGGCTTCTTCAGGAGTCGCTGGGTACTCCTGTTTAAACTTGTCTACCCCACTTTCAGCTATCTTGAGTCTCCTCCAGTATAGTTGATCGTTATCCAGGTTAAATCTTGTAACTAATATCTCTTCCTCATCTGTTCTCTCAAACCCCTCAGGACTATTCCTACGATATTCAGACATAAGAAACCAAGGTACGAATATAGGTATATATTCATTCTTACCAGCTACAGCATCTGTCCATAGTCTATGAAATGAGTTTCCTACTCCATTAGCTGTACTCTCAAGAATAACCTCGGTACCGTCTGCTTGGGAGATCCCCTGAAATAAACCAGCTAAGATTTTTTCATCATGGAGCCAGAAGGATACTTCTGAAAGATGTGCGATCGTAGGCGTAATACCCCTACCCGCCTCAGGAGAACCTGCTGTATAAAGTCTATAACCAGAGTCATTATGTTCAAACATAATCTCTTTTGCGTTAGATCTCTTTAAGGTAGGTGAAAATGACTCAGGCATATTAGAAATAATATTCCTGGACATAGTAAACAAGGCATCAGATGTTGCAGCATCATGAGCCATAACAACACTCTTGTTGTAAGCATTAAAATAAGACTTCCAGAATACTCTACCAGTAGTATAGGTAGAAAGACCCATCTGTCGGGCTTTTAAAATAATAGCCCTGACTTTCCCAGTCTCCTTTAGTTGACCCTCAATAGCATCATTAACGATTTTTTGAGCATCATTGAAAATAAAAGGTTGGAATCCTAGTCGGGAGTCTTTAGGTAGAATCTTTATCTGCTCTTTCGCAAATAATTCAAAATTGTCTTGGTATTCTGCGAGTTTTTCTCTGCGCTTTAGTTCCCTTAAAGCCTCTAGCTTGCGGGTGTTTGATAGGGATGTCATAAAGGTTTCGTTATAGTTTCTCTATTAGGGGACTACTCTTTATACTTTTTTTATATAGCCCCTTAGTCTTTGTGTGTGAAAAAGAATCATAGGTTTGTTGTTCTCCCCCTCCCTGTGTTCTTGGCCCCCCTGTGTCGTGCTCGGGTGTCGTGTCCCGTGGGTCGGGTCGTCCTGTCTCCCTGTCGGCTGCGCTGTGGCGCTGGTGCTGTCGGCTTCCTTTGTCTGCGCTGTTTGGGGTTCGTTATGTCTCTTGCTTCCTTTGTCTCTGCTCTGCCTGTCGTTGGTGCTGTGTCTTCTGTCGTGGCTCCTGCTCCTCGTCCTTCCTCGTTGTTGTCCTCTGTGCCTCGTGCTCGGTGGTCTGCTCCTGTGTCGGTGGTTGCTGTTGTGGTGTCTGGCGCTGATGCGGTCTCCGTGTCCTGCTCGGACGGTCGTCTCCGTGTCTGCCGTCCTTCGTACGCCTCTCGTGCTTTGGGTCGTCCTGTGTCTGTGGATGCGGTGTTCTCTCGGTTGTCGGCTCGTGTTGGGTCGTCTGTTCGCTTCTGTGCTGCGTTCGGGTACTCGCCTGACTCGTGGTTTGTTGGTGTGGAAGCTGTTTAAGGGCTTTCTCGGTTGGCTCCGTTCGGGGCTTTCCGAGAGCGTCTTGCTCTGTTTTGAAGGAGTTGGTTATGTTTGCTAATCTTGTTTGGTCTGCTTGGGCTAAGTCCACTGCTGCCTCGTTCCGTGTTGGCATGTGGTTTGTTCGCCTGTCGTCCTATCGGTTGTGTCGTTCCTACAACAGTGTGGACAATGGTCGTTGGTCGGTTGAGCATTGGTCTTCTGAAGACTGTCCTCTCGATGACCGCCTTCGTAAGGAATACTCTGATATGATCCGCTCTTTGCTCTGGTTTGCTGCTGAACCTACTTCAAGCTATGTTGGCGCTGGTTGTATTCCGTGGTCTCAACATGCTTTGATTGTTGAGCTTGTTGCTAACCATTGGTCTGGTGGTCGTACTGTTGCTGTTGTTTCTTTGATTGCTGAAGTAATGGCTGCTGAAGACCTTGTTATTGGTTAAGATCTCTGCCCATAGACTGCTGTGAAGCAGTCCTTGGAGAGCGATCTTGCTCTGTTGTCATAACTCAAGGAGATAAATATGACAGAAAACAAAGACACAATCCTCAAACCTGAGGACGTCCTGCTGATGCAGTCCTTGCACTACTACTCGTGCGAGTTCCCTGGAGATACCTACAAGGGTATTCCTGTTGAGATTGTAAGGGAGGGTATCAAAGGGCTTGACATGTTCCTTCGTATCGCCTCTTGGTCTCAAGACGGTAAGGATCCTTATGGAAGACCTAATGAGTCTTTCGATGAGGTTAACAAGCATGGCGAGTTGACTATGGACATTCCATTCTAAGGAGACTAACATGTACACAATCTGTAACGTCCTTACCGCTATTATGTGGTATGCTGCTGCATCATGGTCTGTTGATCAGCTCTACACACACGATAACAATGCTATCCTTGTTATTGTTGTTTTAATTGTATCTGCTCTTTTAGCAGGTATGCAGGCGGCTGACCTACTCAGTCATATTGAAGACAAACACAACCAAGGAGAACTGTAATGTATCACATCTACCATAGACTCACTAAGGTATTGATTGCCAAGACTACATCAATCAAGATACTCAATGAGTATGATCCAACATACTATGAAGTAGTAACATACTAATAGTATACTCTTCACGAGTATAAGTGAGACCACTTGGGGTAAGTACCAAGGATAGTTATCATCAACCTGAAAGGAAACATCATGGAAGCTCAAGTAATTAAACAAGCATTCGCTATTAAAGGCGACATCACAACAACAGCCTACACATCTACACCATCTGTATTGATGGCAGTGTTTGTAGATAAAGAGAACAAGTACTGGTATGCAGTAGATGACCAGCAGACTATCCGTAAGATGTCAATCACACGAGA